AAAGCTTCTAAGTCAATGAAAGCACAACCAAAAGGCCACGGAGCAGAGAAAAAAGGCTCAGGCGAAACAGGCACTAACGGCACTAAAAGCGTTATTGGCCAATAAGGAAGTTTGAATGATAAACTTACGAGAGCATTTGACATTCGACCAAGCACAGATTGTAACTGAATCTGCTAACGACGGCAAAGATCTTTTTATGAAAGGTATTTGCATACAAGGCGGTGTTCGCAACGCAAATCAGCGAGTGTATCCTGTAAATGAAATAGGCAGGGCTGTCAAAACTCTCAATGATCAAATAAGCGGAGGATATAGTGTTCTCGGAGAAGTTGATCATCCAGACGGACTTAACATTAACTTAGACCGTGTAAGCCATATGATTACAGAAATGTGGATGGATGGCCCAAATGGTTACGGCAAACTAAAAATCTTACCAACCCCTATGGGACAGCTAGTTAGCACTATGTTAGAAGCAGGTGTAAAACTAGGTGTTTCATCAAGGGGCTCTGGTAACGTATCAGAAGACGGAAATAACGAAGTATCTGATTTTGAAATAATCACCGTGGACGTTGTAGCACAGCCTAGCGCCCCTGGTGCATATCCTACACCAATCTATGAGCACCTTATGAACGCTCGCGGCGGATATAAGGCTTACGAACTTGCACAGGCAACTAGAGAAGATCAAAAGGCACAGAAATACCTTAAGGAATCGTTGATTAACATAATCAACAAACTCCAATAAACTAGGAGAACAAATATGTTGGACGCACTGAAATCACTCTTTGAAAACAATGTTGTTTCAGAAGAAATCAGGGCTGATATTGAAGAGGCTTGGAACGCAAAGATTCAAGAAAATAAGCAACAAGCAGTTGCTGAACTTCGCGAAGAATTTGCACAAAAGTATGAGCACGATAAGTCAACTATGGTTGAGGCTATCGACACTATGCTTTCTGAGCGTCTTGCAGATGAGATTGCCGATTTTGCAGAAGATCTTAAGCAACTAGCTGAAGCTAAAGCAAAATATGCTGTTGCACAACGTGAAAATGCAACTCTACTTAAAAACTTTGTATTAGAATCGCTAAAGAAAGAAGTTAGCGAACTTCACGAAGATCAAAAAGCAGTAGCACAAAAGTTCACACAACTTGAAGAATTTGTGGTAGAAGCACTTGCAAAAGAAATTGCAGAGTTTTACGAAGATAAAAAAGACTTGGCTGAAACTAAAGTACGTCTTGTACGCGAAGCCAAAGAAAAATTTGCAGCAGTTCAAAAAGAATTTGTTGCTAAAAGTGCAAACTTGGTGTCAGAAACAGTTGGTAAAAATCTTAATAAAGAAATTAGTCAACTTAAAGATGACATTGAAGCAGCACGTAAAAACGACTTCGGTCGTAAAGTATTCGAAGCTTTTGCTTCAGAATATGCAAACAGCTACTTAAACGAAAAATCAGAGACTGCAAAATTATTGAAAGTTATTGAAACTAAAGATAAACAGATCAATGAAAATAAAGCGTTAGCTGTCAAAGCAAAAGTGCTTGCAGAGTCAGCAGTAAAAGAAAAAGCTGTATTAATTGAATCTGCAAAGAGAGAAAAGAAATTGAACGATTTAGTTGCGCCATTAGGCAAAGCTCAACGTGAAATTATGACAGACTTACTGGAATCAGTACAAACAGACAGACTTCAGTCTGCGTTTGACAAATACCTACCGGCGGTAATCGACGGTAATACTCCGGCTAAGAAGAAGGCAGTTTTAGCAGAAGGCAAAGAAGTTACAGGCAACCGCGAATATTCGCAAACTAACGTTAGTTCACAAGCAGGCGCAGACGGTAATGTCATTGACATTAAGCGTCTAGCTGGATTATAATATAGGAGAAATCAAAATGTCAGAACTATTAGAAAGTCGCTGGCAGGACACTAAGACTGCACTTGTTGAAGGCCTAAAAGGCAACAAGAAAGCTGTTATGGAAGCGACTCTAGAAAATACTCGTAAGTATCTTTCAGAATCAGCAACAGCTGGTGCAACTTCTGCCGGTAATGTAGCAACTCTAAACAGAGTTATCCTACCAGTTATCAGACGTGTTATGCCAACCGTTATTGCAAACGAGTTGGTTGGTGTTCAGCCAATGACAGGTCCAGTGGGTCAAATCCACACACTAAGAGTACGTTATAGCGACGACTTTACTAGCACAGGTGGCACTTCAGCTACTGCTGGTGAAGAAGCACTATCACCGTTCAAGATTGCAGAAGGATATTCAGGTGATGCAGCAACTGACCGCGCAGCGGCAACAGCAGCACTTGAAGGACAGGCTGGTAACAGAATGTCAATCCAAATCTTGAAACAAACTGTCGAAGCGAAAACCAGAAAGCTATCAGCTCGCTGGACATTCGAAGCGGCACAAGATGCTCAATCACAGCACGGTATTGACGTTGAAGCAGAAATCATGGCAGCACTTGCTCAAGAGATTACTGCTGAAATCGACCAAGAAGTACTAGGCTCACTAAGTTCACTAGCAGGCGCTGCTACTGAAACTTATGATCAAACAGCCGTTTCAGGTACAGCTACTTTTGTTGGTGACGAACATGCTGCACTAGCAGTTCAAATCAACAGAGTATCAAACTTGATTGCACAGCGTACAAGACGTGGTGCTGGTAACTGGGCAGTTGTTAGCCCATTCGCGCTAACAATCCTACAGTCAGCAACTACTTCAGCGTTCGCTCGTACAACAGAAGGTACATTCGAAGCACCAACTAACACAAAAATGGTTGGTACATTGAACAACGCAATGAAAGTATATGTTAACACATATGCATCAGATACTGCACCAGTTCTTATTGGTTATAAAGGATCAAGCGAGTCAGACGCAGCAGCGTTCTACTGCCCATATATCCCACTAATGAGCTCAGGTGTTGTACTAGATCCATCAACATTCGAACCAACCGTATCATTTATGACACGTTATGGTTATGTTGAACTAAGCAACACTGCATCGTCACTAGGTAACGCAGCTGACTACTTAGAAGCAGTTGAAGTTAACGCAAGTAAC